CCAACGGCACTATCGGAACCTGTGTTAATTTGATACACGGCATCCGTTGCAGAACCACCATTACCTGTGTCTGATGAATTTGCAGTTACACTAACAGTGATTGTGTAAGTATTACCATTTAAAACATTTACAATTTGATGTTCGGCATTTAATACAGAAGCTGTAACTAATCCACCTAAACTCACTGCACTAGAAAATGTTACAAAATCTCCGTCAGTTGCTCCATGTCCTGACTCTGTTACAGTGATTGTAGAAGATCCATTTGTCGCAGCAAAAGTTGTTGAGTTTGTTGTGCTTTTACGAACAGGTGTTACATCATTAAACTCTGTGCCTTCTTCAATATAATATTTAAAAGTTGTACCTATACCTAAAAAGTTTGACCCATCTAGTGCTACCCAGTTGTGTAACCTTCTTGCTGTGCCTAGATATGTGCTCTCTGAATATTTAACCCAACCACCTAACTTTTCAGGATAACCAAAACGAAATCGTATCTTATCACAATCTCTCCACTGACCTTCGCCAGAGTAAGATGTAACTTCTTGATTTACACCAGGTTTAAATTGTAATTTTGTTAACGGCATATTCTAACTCGGTTTCTTGGGCCACGTTACGTTGTCCAACCCAACCCACATTTCAAGATGTTCATCATAAGGCACGACAACATTGGGATTATTCTTTGGCATATCTCTTAATGCCTGACGATACTCTGTCCATTCTTTTTGTTTTTCTTCTGACATGGCATTCCATCTATCAGGCAATACAATTAAATCTGTTATTTTTAACAGCTCATCTCGTTTTTGTCTTAAATAATTTAGTGCTTTTTCACCTACTAAACTATCAGGTCTTTTATAATCTTGTACTTTACCCCATTTGCCTTTTACACACTCATCAAAAATAATACGACTATGTGCTTCACTGTCTGTTTTACTAGCAGTAAAAGGAATAGGACCATCTGTAATTTCTACAAATTTTACATCACAAGAAATTAATGTTTTGTATTTATTAACATATTTAGGATTTTCTACATTAATATGTTGTAACATTAAGCAGTCCTTACCCATAAACCTACATGATGTCCTTGAGCAGAACCATTACTTAAACCATCATCTAACACAGTTGGACCTAAACATCTCCAAGTCCCTGTTGGATTACCACCTTGTATTAAAGCAACATCTCCTTCTGTTGAAGCACTACTGCTATCAGACGTTAATTCAGCTCTTGTTTTCTTTAAATTTGACCCATCATTTTCAAAATAAAAAGATGCAAATTTTAAAGTAACTGTTGCACCACTCATAGTAGCACCATGCGAGGTTGTTTCACCTATATTCAAAGTGCTGGTAGACGCACTTTGAAAAAACAATATTGCATAAGAACCCACAGCATCATGTGATGTTGTTCCTGTTTTTGCATCTAACTGTGTTTGAATATTACTTGTAACACCATCACAATGATTAAGCTCTGCCGTGGTTGCCGTTACACCATCCATGATGTTCAACTCAGATGCTGTTGCTGTTACACCATCCATGATGTTCAACTCAGATGCTGTTGCTGTTACACCATCCATAATATTTAGTTCTGATGTTGTGGCTGTAACTCCATCCATAATATTTAATTCTGCTGCAGTTGCTGTAACTAAAGTGCCACCTAATTTCAAACCATTAGATGTATCATGTGATGCTATGTCCACATCTGTAGAACCATCAGCAAAAGTTACATCACCTGTAATCACCATTTTGTTTGTGCCATCTTCGTCATACTCAATAGATGTATCTTTATCAGTTCCAAAGTTTAATTTTTTATCATCTGCTATTGTTACATCACCACCAGATATAAGAAGTGTGTCTGTGCCATCCTCATCATATTCTATTTGAACATCTTGATCGGAACCAAATTTGATTGCTTTATCGTCTGCTAAAAATATATTACCTATTTCTGCACTGGCAGATCCTAAATCCTGTCCTTGTCCTGTAGATAGTGTAAGTTCTGCAACTGCTGCTCCTGATCCTGCACCATCTGCAAAGATAATAGCATTTGCACCACTAGATACAGAAGCATTTGCACCACTGCCTTG